TAACACTATTCAAATGTCTAGTGTAATGGAAGGTGTACACACTGTTGATACAGGTATGCTTGTGCTTCCTGTACTTATGGAAATGATGATGTTACTTGGGGATAGTGCTAAGATAGATTATGTTAGTGGGCTAGAAAATCCAGATAAAGGTAAAACACGTAAATCATTTCTTGCAAAAGCTGCTGCTGAGTATAAAAAATCATTAGATACTACGGATGTAAAAGAATTAGTTGAAGAAGCTAAAGAAGAAGAACAAGAAGACGATACATCTAGTGGTCTTATGGCACGGAGAAAATAATGGGATTATTTAGTGGTAGCTTTGGTTCAGGTCTTATAACAGGTCTTGCAACCAGTGTAGATAAATCTCTTAAAGATGCTATGGATAAGCGTGATGAAGAGGCTAGTGCAGCAAGAAAGTTTTGGCAGACAAGACAGGCACAGAAGATGGACCTTGCTGATGTCCATGATGCACGTGCTGAAAAGGCTTTAGGTCAATTTATAAATGAGTTTGGCGGTGACGTAGCTAAAGGTTTGGCTGCTTATCAAGCTGTTGGTGGTGATGTAGACTCTGCAGAAGGTTTTCTTTCTAACCTAACAGACACTAGAAATAAAGGCATTGCATATAACATTCAAGATAAGTTAAGTACTGATGGTATTGACCTATCTCAGTTTGCAGATTTAAGCCAAGAAGAAGCCCTTGCCTCTGTGCGTATGGAAGTAAAGCCTGTTGATATTCAGATGCAAGACACTGGCTTACTTTCTAAACTAGGTCTAAGTGCGGGTGATACAGGTAAATCTGTATCTGACGCTATCAATAAATTGATTCCTGCACGTGAGCGTGAGGCTATTGCAGGTTTAACTGGTGCTACATTAGACAGAAGTGGAATGGCAATTGCCAAAGAATATGAAGATACTGCATTGGGACAGATACCTAAATTAGACCAACAGATAGCTATTAACACTAAAATCCTTTTAGATGGTAAGGATGTATTAGGTAATGCTTTAACACCCCTTCAAATTCAACAAAGAAAGATAAAGCAAGCTGCCTTAATAGCGGCTCAAGCTGACCAAATAGCAAGAGAGAACCCTGATGTAGGTCAAATGACTGGCGCACGTATTAGTTCTACATATGGAACTATGTTAAGTAAACTACAAACAGACAATGCTTATGTAGTGACTGACAACATACCTACTATACAAGTAGCAGGTGGAGAATTACTAAAGGGTTCAGACGCTACGGCTCACTGGGCTGGGTTAGTGAGAGATAAAGAAGCAGACTTTGTAGCTTCTACTATTCTGAATCCAGACGGTTCATTTAAAAGTGCGGCTGCTAAAAATGAAGCACTAGCTTTAGGTTTAGGTAAAGTAGTAGACTCTGTACAAGAAAGAATTAAACAAGAAGCACTTGAAGGTACAAGTGAAACGGATACACCCACTGAATCAGATGTAAAAGCTGAAGCAGATGCAGCACAGTTAGCGGCAGAAGAAACTAGAAAGAAACAGGAGCAAACACTTGCTAAATACCCAACCCCATCAGATATGATAGCGGGTCTTATAGCAGATAATAAATTACCTGCTAGTCGCTCTATTATGGAAAAAATTATCTCTAAAACTTATCCTGATATAGATGAACAGGCTTTATTAACTGCATTGAATACTGCATATCCAACAGTTAGAGCAGTTAATGCTAGAGGGCAGATGGTACAATAATGGCTGAAGAGTTTGATGTAAATTCATATGTGCTTTCTCTTGCTGATGATGATGAGCAGAAAGAAGATGAAGTATCACCTGTAGCTATACCATCACCTGTTCAAGAAGAGGAGGAGTTTGATGTAAATTCATATGTGCTTTCTCTTGCCGAAGAGCCAGAGGTTGAGGCTGCGGAAGTTGTATCATCTCTATTACCCCCACCTAAAAAAGACCCGGCCTCTTTTGATACAGAGGAAGCTGCTATTGTGGATGAGCAAGTAACCTTTGGGGAACTAGCTTCTGATACAGACTACATGGATATGCTCAGTGAGTATAGTGTAAGTAGATTTGGGGAAGAGGGCGCACAGCAAGCGGGTGAATCTAAGGAAGATTACTTAAAGAGGTTCTTAACTCATACACGTGAGTTTGGGTTTAATAGTATAGACCTTGGTAGACAGCTTGACTGGATACGCACAGCTAATGAAGAAGAGCGTATTAAATTTGGTTACTTGTATAGTCAGCTTGAAAGCCTACCATCTTTCTATGAAGAGGGTGGAACAGGTTATGCATCTGCTATACGTGACTTTGGTAAGTCTCTTGTACTCGACCCACTAAACTATATTGGTTTTGGTGCAGGTAAAGTTGCATCCGTTGTAGCTAGTAGGGCTATCATAGCCGCATTTAAAAAGGGTGGTAAGAAACTAGCATTAGAAGAAGCAGCTAAACTATCTGCTAAACGGATGCTTACCACTAGGGCTGGTAGAATTGCCGCTGGTGGTATAGCTGTTGAGTCGGGTGCTGCTGGTGTACAAGACTTAAAGTTACAAGAACTAGAAAGACTATCTCAGAAGTATGGTGAAGATACACCCGAAGATAAAGACTACCTACGTGCAGGTCTTACAAGCACACTAGGTCTAGGTTTAGGTGCATTAGGTGTAAAGTTATCTGGTGGATTGCAGGGTGGTAAATTAGTAAATGCTGCAGAAGCCCGTATAAAGCAAGCTGAGATTGGTAAGGAATTACTAGATGCACGTAATGCTGACATAGCAGGTAAAGCTGCGGCTGACCGTAGTGCAGAAGCCACGTCAGAAACTGCTACTGGTATCTTTGATGTTACATCAGGTAGAGAAGCCTTATCACAGTTAGGTGAAATAGATGAAGGTGCTAGTGAAATAGCACAGATGCAATTTAAAACAGACCTAATGAAACGTGTAGGTAATGTTGTAACTAACATCGTACAAGACCTTGCCGATAATGGTAGATTAGGTGAGATGGTAGACACAGATACCAAAGCATCTGAAGTTATTGGTAAGATTGTTAGTGACTCTTTAAAGAAAACTGAAGGTAAGTCTGCTAAAGATGTTGCACAACAAACTGAAGAAATGCTAACTGGAAAAGATGGCATACTTAGTGCGATAGACGAGTTAGATGTTGATGGGGATGTTCTTGAATCTGCTATCTCTAGGGCTGGACTAACTAATAAACAGTTTGTAGACGCTTTCGGTGCCAGCTTTACGGACGCTGGTGCATATCTAAATACTGCTAGTCGTGTCGGTAAGATTATGAAGGGTATCAAAGAAGTTGACCCTACATTATATAAAGAAGTTATTGGTGATACAGATGCTGATGCTGTCATTGGTCCACTAGGCAAGGCACATGCCTTTATGCAAAGAATAGACCGTGAGCGTAGAGCATTGATGGTTACACAGGTTGCTACAACAATTCGTAACATAGCAACAGCAGGTACACGATTAACTATGGACATTGCTGCTGATGCAATGGAGTCTTCTCTATACCAAATAGGTAGAGGTGCTGATGCCGCCATGACAGGTAATACACCTGTAGGTTTCAAAGGCAGTATTAAGAATGTTATTAGAGATAGTTTTGGCAGACTAGACAGAATGCGTAACACAGTTGGTACTGCAGAATTATCTGAGGCATTACTCAGACATAACCCACGTCTTGCTGAACGTATGGATAGGTCATTACAAGAGATTGGCTCTGACCAGTCACTATCTCGTGCCACCCGTACACTAAATGGTCTTAACGTAGCACAGGATTTATTCTTCCGTAGAGCAATCTTTACAGATGTAATTGATAAAAGGTTAAGACGTGCTGGTGTTATTGTAGACAACCCTACTAAGGTAGGTCAGTTCAAGAGCCTAGAAGAGTTTTCTTTATCTGGTAAAGTGTTACCCTCTGAAGTTATAGCCGAAGCAGTAGATGACTCCTTGTCCTTTACATTTTCTCGTATGCCTAAAGCAGGTGGTAAAGAAGCAGGGGATACTGTAGGACATTACTTCATCAAGTTCAATGAAGCTATCGGCCCTGTTCCCGGTCCTGTAGGTACAGGTGCTTTTCCTTTTAGTAGGTTTATGGTTAATGCTTTACAGTTTCAGTTTAAGTATATGCCTACCAATATAGTATCATCCGCATATACATATGGTATGGCTAAACAGACAGCTAGATTAGCTAAAGCATCTAAAGCTGCAGGTAATATAGACTTAGCAACGAAGCAAGGCAAGCAAGCTGCTGCTGCATTAAATAAAGCTAGGTCAGATTTTTCTAAAGGTATTGTCGGTACTGCGGCACTTATGTCTGCAGTCAATTACCGTGCTAAAAATCAAGATGTTAAATTCTTCGAGAGTAAGAATGATGATGGTTCAACCAGTGACCTTCGCCCTTTCTTCCCGCTGGTTCCTTATCTAGCATTGGCTGACTTGATTGTAAAGATGGGTGGTACGGAAGTTTCTACCCTTGGTATGGTAGACCAGCCTGAAACAGTACAAGCAGTAGACTTAAAAGAAATACTAGAAGGATTTACAGGTGTTCAAGTTAGAACAGGTGCTAGTTCATACATACTAGAAAATGCAGTTGAATTATTTAAAACAGATAGTTCAGATATTACATCTCAACGTCTATCAGAAATGATGGGTGGGTATCTTGGAGAATTGTTTGGTGGGGGTGCTACACCTCTTCGTGTAGTACGTGACGTACAAGCTGCATTTGACACAGAAGCTGCTGTTGTACGTGATGCTAAACAAACAGAAGGTGTAAGCAGTAGTGATAGATTTGTAAGTGCTTTAAAGAATACTATAATAAAAGACTTACCCGGACTGGCAAAAGAGTTACCTGCATTTGAAAGCCCTACACGTGAGGGTGATATATATAGGCAAAGCCCTCTGATAGGACAGCTTACAGGTCTACGTAAAGAAGCTAAACGTAATCCAATAGAAGCTGAACTAGTTAGATTCGGTATAAAGAATTGGACAGTAGCACCATACTCTGGTGATAAAACAGTAGATGCCTTAGTTAAAAGGTCACTTGGTCCAATAGTTGATAGAGAACTTAGTGAGTTAGTAACATCAGAACTATATCTAAACAAGTCTAAGCTACAGCAACGTGCAATGTTAAACGCTAGGTTAAAAAATATTAGGGGCCAAGCAAAGGCTATAGCTAATATTGAAGCGTTTAATGACAAGAGTAAGTCTTACACACCATTTGACCGTGCAGCATATTCTAAACTAACCTCTCTTCAAACAGACTTTGCAGAAGAGTATTATATGAATACTTATGGATACTCACCTATTGAAATGCAGGAACGAGAGCCGGATAAGAATCATTTGAAAAAGGCAGTAGCTATAGGCAAACAAAAATCCAAACAAGTTAATTAGAACAAAGGGGGCAATTAAGCCCCCTCTTTTTATGTCTATCGTTTGTCTCCGCTACCGCTTATTGTACCTTTCTTTTTGCGTTCAAGTAGCTTGTCTCTATTCTGTGCAGCAATCAGTGCTAGTGGCATACCAAGGTCATTGGCAAGTGCAGCACAGTACCACAACACATCCCCTATCTCACTGGCTAACTGGTCCTTCCAATCATCAGGCATATTCTCTGGGCCATCACGGATAATCTTCTTGACCTTGTTAGCTACCTCTCCTGCCTCACCTGCCATGCCCAACGCTGGGTATAGGATACGATGGGTATCAGGGTAGATGGCAGTCTCAACTGCTGTCTCTTGGTATTTATTAAAGTCCATCTTGTATTTCTCCTTCATCCAGTTATCTGCTTCAGCTTGAATGTCCATCGAGTAATTCCTTTGCTTTATCGGACGTAATCTTAAACCACTCTGACCTTCTTTCGTCAGCATGTTTCTCAAACAGTGTGTGCATCTCTTTTTCTTTAGAGTGTCTGTCATCAACTCTAATTGAACTGATAACTTCAAAGTCCCGTAGGGGTGAGCCTGTCTGGTAACTGTTGCATCTATCGTGAGCATCAATGGCCTTGCCAACCTTTATCCACTCAGGCCAAGCAGGATTAGTGATTAAGTAAACATCTCCTGCCTTCTCCGTATCGTAGAGTGCTTTAACAATGCTATTGTACTCTAATGCTTTAGAGACTTTGTGTACTATCCTTTCTACCTTGCCGCCTTGTTGTAGGAAACTATCTAAAGAGCGAAACTTATCGCCAAAGAATATGTAACCCTTGTTATTTGTATGGTAGGGTGTACCTGTAGTTCTCCACTGTCTACCATCATACTTCATTCCATTCTCTTTAACGTCGCCCTTCTGTGGTTTCATCTTCATTCTCCTTTTCTTTCTGTTTCATCCTCATCCATTCTTCGTATTGTGGATGTCCTTTGTGTGGATTATGCTGAACCCAATCTTCTCTAGACTTCCACATAGCATTACTCATTTTCTGTACTCTTTATTAAAGCATTCCAGCAGTGCGGGAACAGTGTTAAACAATGGGCAGATAACTGCCTAGCTATATCTTGTACCTCAATCTGTGATGTCTTGTCAAGCCTTAACTTACATACTCTTGAGAAAGCATACAAGCTACCCGACCAGTACCACTCAGTGTACATATTCTGTGGCAGTACCATACGTGCCATCTCAGGTGCCACACCCTGTATAATCATCTTGTCGTAGTTGTTCAGGGCTAACTCCGTGACATCTCCTAGATATAGATTAGGAAAGTACTGCGACTTAGCCTGTCCATCACTACCCTGCTTCACATTCTCTGGCTTACCTCTCCATGTATCTGGTTCATAGAACTCAGGTGGTGAGTCCACATACCTACGTGATACCTCATTCCATGACAAGCCTACCTGATGCTTGGCTAACTGCCTTGCAATAAAGATGGGTGCCTTAACACGGAACTGTACAAAGCAATGGCTAAAGGGCGACCAGTGATTATGTCTAGCTAAGTAGTTAATTAGCTTAATGTCCTTGTTGTCAAGCGTTGAGGATGTCTTATCAAAGGACACCCTCGCTGCATTGACTACGGTAAGGTCACTACCCATGTGGTCAATTAAGTCTACCTTCATGTTTGCTCCTTCCTCTTGAACCTATGTTTAAAGAACACTACTACATTGAGAAGTGTGTTTGTAGTGATGGCAACAAGTATCCACCATTGCCACCACAGTAAGTCTAATCCACTACACTCTATCACGCTGCTGTCAAGTCCACTACTTCACAGACCCCCGCAGTACAGGCTAACTCACGCCCACCCGATGTAGTGTCTTCCTTCTCAAAGTCACTCAGCTTGTTCCAGTTCACTGCCTTTGGCATCTTAGCAAACATCTCTTCGTACTCTTCCTTAGTACAGTCCTGATAAGGTGCCTGTGCATAAGTGTGGTCACTGAATGGTAGGAAGCTGATGCCTGACACTTCATCAAAGTGTTCATACACCCAAGACCCTACCGACATCCACTCATGTTCTTTGACAGAGATAGTGACTGACGGTTTGTGTTCACACCAATGACGCTGATACAGTAGCCACAAGTCTAGCTGTTCAATGGCTGTCATCTCAGTGCGTGTTACCGCAGCATTAGGTGACTTCATTGGGAAGCTGAACACTGTAGTACTATCAGGCTTCATTACGTCAGGCTCTGCTGGGATACCTTCACTGATTAAGAACTGTGTCAGTGGGTCTTTGTTATCGCCACGAACAGTACGAATGTAGTGTGGGTTATGCCTAGCATGAATGCCCGATGCACTGTCAACTAATTGACTAACAGTACCAGAAGGCTTGACACAAGTGATTGCTGTAGACTGTGGGATACCTAGCTTCTTAGCCAGTACTTCATTAGTCTTGACAGCTTCATTGCGTAGCAGTTCAAGTGTAGCACCAATGTTCATGCCTAGTGTAGGGCTATTGCCTGACAGCATTGCATTGTCCATGATGCCTGTTAGTGATACACCCAACAACCTCTCTTCCTCTGTGTTCTTCTGCCATACCTTACGCAGGTACTTGAAGTCTGTCAGAGTAGATTGGAATGTACCCAAGATTGTAGCCAAGCGTACCTTATTAGCTAGTGATTCCTCTGTATCACCTGCACGTGCTACTACCTCTGACAAGTTACAGAACTGGTATGGACGCAAGATAATTTCACTGCAAGGGTTGCAACCGAAATCATGTTCCACATCACGTCTACCATTCTTAGCTGCTTGCTTCTTAGCAGACTCACGGTTGAAGATACCACGCTCACCAGACTTACTCTCGTACAGTGATACCCACTCACGCATGAATGTACCCATCTCAGGCTTGCCCTTGTACGCTACAGAGTTATTAGCCAATGCACGTTGACCTTCATTCTCCCACCACTGGCCTGACTTAGCATGTGCCATCTGGTCATCATTAAGATTAGACAAGCTGATGAGTGCTGAACGGCGTACACCACCGACAACTACAACCTCGCCAATCTTACACATGATGTCGTGACACTCAATAGGATAAAGCCTACGTCCTGCGGCACCCTTGAACTTACCGATAACAAACTGAAACAACTCTTCTAGTGGGGCAGGGCCAGAGGCACGTCCACCAAATGTCTTCAGTCGTTCACCAGCAGGGCGTACAGCAGACACATCCCACTTAGGTATTTGCCCAGCATACAACAGAGAGATTAACTCACGTAAGGCACCAGCCCATCCGGGTCTGCTATCACCTACCTTGATTACTGTATCTGTCTCATGCATTGCCTCATTAACAATGGGTAGCTTCTCAATGCTATGACGCTCAACGCTGAAGCCAACGCCAGTGCCACACATTAGGATGTACATAGTCTCATCAAATGCACGTGGTGTATCCACTGCCAAGTAAGAACAGTTGAATGCCCCTACGTGGCAACGGTCTAGTGCAGGGCCAGATGTCATCAAGGCTCTCATGCTGGGCATGATGTCTTGGTTCAGCACTGCTTCCTCTAGTTCATTGCGTAACTTATTATCTAGCTTGTAACTATGGTGTTTCTTGAGGTGTTTAGATATATAATCAAAGTATCGTGTGACTGTTTCACTCCATGTCTCACGTCTTTGTTCATCTTCTTTCCACCTTGCATAACGAGATAACGCTATGAAGTTCTGGTAGTCTGTTGGTAAATGGTTACTTAACATATCTGTATCACTCCTGTGTTGTTTTAATAGATTTAATTTCAGCACCATCAACATCATAGAAGTATTCACGTATAGCATCTTCTATCTCTATGTCAACATTACCATCTGCTGGTACGGGGTACTCCTCTGGGTCAATACTTAGTGTCAGGAAAACTTTAACTCTGGTCATCATATAAGCCCTCTACTTCTTTTGTTAGAGCCTCTAAGTACCACTTAGCTTTCTCCAAATCTTGTGTGCCATTCTTATATCTGTACCGCCACAAGTACTTCATTACATTACCTTGTAGATAGAACTCAAACCCCTCACCCAGCGCAGCACGAAGGGCATCAATACATTCTATACCTGATGCATTGTAGTGTGGTGGACTGTTGACCATATCAACATTACCATATGCTTCTTTAGCGGCTTGCTCTGCCAGTTCCATCTGCTTCATGTACTCTTCGTGTCTTAGCTGGTTCATCATGCACTCCCCTTTGTAGTTGTACCAAATCCAATAGTTATAACATTATCTTTTCTGTCAATAACTCTACCAGTATCTTGTACCACATTCGTGTCAGGTTCGTCAAGCAAGTTAGATACAAATTCATGTGCTTGTTCACGCATTTCTTCATTCATTTCCATGATAGGAACAGTTGCCGCTACCATACTGCAGAAGTGTATAAGCTGAGAGTAGTCATCATCATCATAACTGTTATCAGGTAATGTGACTACAGATAAGTCTACTTCACCATTCCATTTACCAGCCTTGTCTTTAAATGGTCTGATACGTATTACAAAGTCGTCATCTAAAAGCTGTGTGTCATTAATAGTTCTGTCCATGTTATCTACTCCTTTTCACTTTGTTACCTCTAAACTTTATGAAGCTATCGTGATTGTTCTTACCCTTTTCCTTTAACCAATCTTCTGGAATGATGCGGTCATAGTATAAGAAATTATACTTGATGCACCACTCAGCATAGTTAGACTTAGCACCCTTACGTAGCTTAGACTTGCTGTTAGTAAACACAAAGCGTATATCCAACTTAGGATGTTGCTTCTTAATTGCTATATGTTTGCGTCTATCGGCGGCTGTAAACAATCCTTTAGTTTCTATTATGATACCGTTATCCAACACGAAGTCTGGGGTATAGGTGCGGTAGGCTAGGTCTTCCCATTCAATCTTAATACACTCATAACCATAGTTAATATTGCGTTCATTAAGATACTCAGAGACTTTGACTTCTAGCCCACTGCGATACCCATACTTCTTAGCTGCGGCAAATCTCTTTGCGTTAGCCAATGACATCTCCTATGTATGAAACTGTTGGTGGCTTCTTAGCTTGTGACTTAACTGCTGGTCTTTCTGTTAGAGTATCCCAACAATCAAATCTGTATGAACAGAACCTACACCCATCGTTAAGTACTTTATTTCCTGTCTCCTTTCCTCTGAATGTCTCAGGTATTGGTTCAAAGCATCTCTGGAAGTCGTTTGCTTCTACTGTATTAACGGTGTTTTGTATCTTGCTTATCTCTGTGTCTAAGTCAAGACCCGTAGCTGGTACATACTTGAAGTCTCCATTAGCTTTGTTGACTACCCACCAGCCGCCGACCTTCTTGCCGGAAGCCTTTGCATAACCTGCAAGCTGTGACACATAACCAAAGCTGTCACCTTTAGCTAGTGTATCATACGATTCAAACTTGTTAGTATAGGACCAATTAGACGCTGATTTAACGTCATCAACAGCACCATCAATAACGATGTCATATGTTCCATTAATGGATACGTCATTATCCAGTTCCAAAGTAACGTGTTCCGGCTCTTCATATTTAACTCCTGCCTCTTTAAGTAAACCCTTGAACACTGCCTCTACTATATCACCCAGCATCATGTTCATAATGAATGTTGTTGGTAAAGGAAGAGCAACTTCCGGCTTGTTCTTGTCATACCATAGTTGACACGTAGGCCGACCAAGGTTTGACATACGAAGCCGAAAGTCATCACGCTTCTTCCCACTACCGAACTGACGACTCAGTGCATCTTTAATGTCTTCAGCTACCTGTTTAATAGTAGTGTCAGACATAGTGGACTTGCCTTTTACAGCATCGTCCATGTACTGATGTAACGCCAGTTCAGCAGGGTGGTTCATTAAGCTACTTCTTCATCTAGTTCGATGTCAACAATGCTATCAACGAAGTCTACATCTTCTTCAGCATCATGTTGAGCCGCACTCTTCTCTGTCCACATCTTAATGATGTACTCATTGTAGTTCTGAACCCAAGACATGAAATCGCCAAAGCGGTCTTGGTCTTCTTGTGAGAGTTCAAGAGCATTAGTAAGGTCTAGTGAAACAACAGGCAAGTAGAAGCTGTTTCCATTAGGTAACTTACGCTCTTCTGATGAAGCCTTAATCATGTGCTGAACAGGTAAACGCTTCTGCTTACCTAATGAAGCAAACAAATCACCAACACTCTTGAATGCGTCACGGTTCTCTACTTCCCAGATGATGGCTGTCTCATCTAACTCTACTGGATTACCTTTCTCATCCATTGCACCTATCATCTTAACTGTACCAAGCACAACACGGACACGTTTAATCTGCTTGATTAGTTCTTGTGTCTTCTCCGGTAATGCTCTGAAGTCTTTGATGTAACCTGCTGGCTTACCACAATTAAAGCCACCATCATTATCTTTAAGGTCTACGTTAAGTGAATCAGCCATCACTGTCTTAACGTAGCGATTAGATGTACCACCGCTACCCATGACAAACTTCTTGTACATGTAACGCTGTAGGTATGGACGTAGTTCAATTGTAGGTGCGTAGAATGTGCCAACATCCGGGATGTCTAGCTTATACGTACCGCCGGAAACTACTTCCATATTAACGGTCTTACCATTAACATCTGCAGTACCCATGATTGGTGAGTGGTTCAACCGTAGTCTAGCAAGTGTACTAGTCTTTGGTTTAGTTGTAGTCTCATTAGCTATGCCCATAGCTTTCGCCATTGCTGCATAGTTGTTAGTGTCGATAGTCTGTACTGATGTTGTCATAGTTGATTACTCCTTCTATGTGTTTCAAATGAGTGATAGTTATATCACGCAACGTCCTTAGTGTCAAGCCAATTGTCACCTATTTTTGATTCTAATAGTAGTGGCACATTGAATGTGATACCCCAACGTAACGTGATAATATTAAGTAGGTCTTCATTAGTCTGGTTGATTACATCAATGACTTGCCTTTCTTCGTCAGGGTGTACATCAATGACTATTGAATCATGTACTGTGTTTACTATACATGACTGCATACCCTTTAGCAACTTCTCAATATGAAGTAATGCTACAGGTACTATGTCTGCTGTAGCGAAAGACTGTACAGGATAGTTCTTAATCTGCGTAAAGAATGTTACAGTACCATTACGCTTACGTGACACATCAGGAAATGCAAACTCACGCCCTGATGGTGTCTTAATCTTACGAGTGTTTACAGCTTCTGAAGCCAGTCTGGTATGCCATGTCCCGACTCCTTTGTACTTGTCTGTAAAGTGTGTGTAGTACTCTGCTTCCGCTGGTGTTCTGCCGTATCCTGTTGCGCCATAGAGTGGAGCAAACGTATGCGCTTTCGCATCCTGTCTACTCGTAGGCTGACCAGCATCACTAATAACTTTAGCGGTATATGAGTGTACATCAAATCCAGTAGATACTTCTTCAATTGCTACTCCATCTTGTGCTAGGAAAGCGGCGGCTCTAAACTCAAGCTGTGCCATGTCAGCCTCAAGTATCTTGCCGCCTTCCCATCGTGATATAAATACTTTCTTTACAGGAAACGTACCACCCCGTGGCATGTTCTGCATGTTAGGGTTAGCACCTGACAGACGACCTGTTGCAGTGCGGTGTTGTAGTAAGCTGACATGCAACTTACCATCTGACTTAACAAAGTTAGTAATTCCACCAACAAAGGCTGATAGATATGATTCGATAGCGTTAAGCCTACGAACCTTACTTAGAAAGTCTACCGCTACATCCATCCCCTTTCCACGGGCAGCACTCTCAAGCAATGTGATATTGTCTTTACCAGTTGAAAAACCACTGGCAGATGCCCACTTAGCAGAGGGCGGTTTGAACCCTAGTCCGGCAGTATTACCAGTAGGATTAAAAAGATAACCAATAGCGTTACATGACGTACAGCGATTGGGTTTAGCAAATAGTTCTCCATTTATCTTTACCTTTCTAACTTGACCAGAGCCATTACATACAGTGCATTGCTCTGCCTTAGTTTTGTATAGACGTTCTGTACCTGTAGTAATCATACTACGGAAGTCAGAATCATTCATGTATGGGTCAATACGATTACCCCAATCTGCTTTATCAATTACCTTACGACCATAGATAACCCAAGAGAGTTGCTCTGGGCTATTAAGATTAATAGGTGTATCACCCATAAGATTGCGAACATGAGACTGTAATGCATCCTTTAATATCTCCTTCTCTGCCTCGAACTCTGAGCGTACCTCATCTAACTTGTCCATATCTACAGTGATACCATTGCAGTATATTCTAGCAAGGCTAGGTGCTACTTCATTGGTTAGGTCTACCGTACCACGTAGTCCTGCATCTGCTTCACTGTTAAGACGTAGCATCAGCTTATGTGCCAGTTGTTGAGTAGCGTGTAGGTCAGAACTAAGGTACTCAGATAACTCGGCATGAGGTACTTCACGTGTTGTGTAACCCTTGTTGTAGTAATCTTTAAGGGTACTCTGCTTCTTAGTGTCTAACTCATACCGTTCTGCACAAGCCTCAAGAGACAGTGGCTCTTTGATACCACGCTGTAATACATACTCAGCAAGCATCGTGTCGAAGACAGGGCCATCATACGTGAAGCCTGATTCCCATAACCATGTTAGGTCATATGCAGCATTGTGTGCAATAAGTACAGTAGCCTTATCCAACTCAGCCTGTACAATAGCGTGACCATTGGGTGTAGGCTCTGCGTCATTGTGGTCAAAGGTAATTGAGTATTCATTACCTTGGTCATCCAACATACCAATCATAGTAAGAGAATTACTTGCCTCAAATGGGTCAAGGTGCATCTTACCATCTCGTTCTGTTGTTGTATTCTCTACATCAAGTGTTAGTTTCATATTTGTTCATCCTTATAATCTGTGTCATATCAAGTGGTATCTGATAGAATAACTCACCTCTTGCTATATACTTATTCGATACCTCTACTGGTGTCAAGTCTTTTATTTGTTCAGACTTAAACGTAACTGCAGTAGATAGTTCATCATTCCATATGAAGAACAGCGTAGGTCTGTTGAAGAACTTAGCCTTGCGTTGGGGTAACTGGACTGTATCGTAGGGGAATACATCTCCTTTCCACACAGCCTTTACCTCACATTCAACGTAGAACTTACCCTTGCTACTCTCTGCTATTAGGTCTTGACCATAGATGTTAGGGTTCTCCCATATCTCATAGCCTTTGACCTGCATGAACTCCATTGTTCTTACTCGTGCAGTGTTGTCGTAGGTATCATGTAACTCTCTATCAAATTGTTTCTTCATCCTACATACCTCGCTGTCTGATAATCTAATTCACAGTTCACCATACCGTGCCAACCATTCAACTTGTTCTTAACGATGTTGATGTGACGTAGTGGACTCTCTTCTTCTTGTCCTTCGACAGTAGGAGACTTAGCAATCAGTACCATTAGGTCAGCTTCCGCAGCTTTACCTGTACGTGAACCTTCCATCATGGATTGGTTCAGCATCACCTTACCCTCTGCTTCAGCAGATAACTGTGACATATAGAACACAGCACAGTTATGTGTCTTAGCAATCTGACGGGCATGGATAGCGTTAGCCTTTAGTGCCTCATCAGGTCTAGCAAAGCCAGCCTGTTTGCTGAACTTATCGCCCATGTCTAACACTAGGATGTCAGGCTTGAACGTCTTGCAGACAGACTCAACCCAATTCATATCACGGTTAGATGCATCCTTAATCTTGATGTTGTCATACACCTGACCATAAGCGGCACGGGCCTGACCCATGTTGTCCTTTACTTGACGGGCTGACATACCAGCGGCGGCGGTAAGATATCTAGCACCGACACGATGTGTACCTTCTTCATTACATAAGATGATACACTTAGCACCTTGTGATGCAAACCCACCCGGACCAGCAATGATGCTAGCATGGAAGGATGTCTTGCCTGTGTTAGGTCTAGCACCTACCTCAATAAGCTGACCAGCATTAACACCCTCTACCTTACGTGCAACAGATGGTATGTTGAATGTCCAACGTGCCTCAAGGTCAGCCTTTGCTAGCAACGTCTCAATAGTAATGTCATCCCACTCAACATTTAAGTTGGGCGTGAAGTCATCGCCGTACTGCTCAAGCAGGATACGTACAGGCTCAAGGCTAGTCTTGTCACCATTCACGTAGTCAAAGCCAAGGTTGGCAATGTCCTCGCCCACTACCTGCTGGAATAGCTTAGACAGTACCTCTTGTGCAA